CCTACAGCACCAGCACCAAAAGTAGGAATAGGTGCCTCAATGGAATATAATGAAAGAATTCTTCCATTTAACGGTGCAGCATCAAAAATGAATAGATCTCCGTCAATAAAGAAATCAAATCCTGGTACAAGAAGTTTATTATCATAAACTGCTATAATATATTCATCAGCGATAGGTTCATATTTAACACTTCCGCTTGTAAGTTTAAACTCAGTCTTACTATCTCCGAAAGTCGCGGAAATATCATCAATACTAATAATATTATTTTCAATAAACCCGCTTAAAAATGTAATATACGTATCAGCATTATCATCTCCAGTAATTCTAGTTCTTGGAGCAGTTGTAAAAACAATATCAGTGCCATCAACTGTATAATCGACAGTAGGAATTAAAACCTCTCCAAAAAGACTGACAATCAAATGTTGAGCAGTTGGAGGAGCAATTGGAGAAGATTGAGAAGTAAGAGGGAATCTAACTTTTGTTCCATCAAACAAATTAATGATTTGAGCAAGTCCAGTCCACTTTAACTTTACTTGTTCATACGAAATACCAGGACTTAAGGCAACGTTTGGTGCTGCTGTAGATGTTTCATAATATATTACCTCATCACCAATTAGAATAGAACCATTAGAATCTAAAAAATTATCAACACTTTCAACAACGATTTCACTACTTTCTGCTGTAATTCCTTCTACTACCTTTGTAGTACCACCCAAAATATTAATATCCAGTTTGTCAATATCAAGATATTGCAAAAAGTTATTAATTATATTTTGACCCAGACCAGTTTTTTCTTGAGACCTGTAATAGTACTCAACAAACTTATTAAACAGTGGGTAATCTGTCTTTAAAAACTCAGGAGCCTGAGAAGCAATCGACTGGGAGACCTTATTAATATTCATCTATCTTTTAAAAGCAACTAGAGTCGTTGAATGTACCAGGATTACTGATAGCAGGGATATCAAGAATAGCAGGAGTCACATTGAAATCCGTTGGTGTCAAACTATTTAGTGGGACTGTTGGAGGTACGACTGTTCCAACAGGAGCAACTGTAATCACTGGATTAATAATATTGATAATAGTTCCAGGCGTTGTTGCTGGAATAGTGGAATTATTGGCAGGGATAAACTGAACTGGAATTTGAAGATCTATTGGTAACAGTGTAGTATCAGTAACATCGCCAATTCCAGTTACATCATCAGTAACTGTTACTGCACCAGCAATAAAAGTTGCTGATCCAGTATTAATAACATTAACTGGTCCAAAACAAATCTCACCAGTATCATAATTTACTGTTCCTGCAGCATCACTAGTATAAATTTTACGAATACCAGTATTATAGAAGGTTCTCAAATTTCCATAACCATCATCCTCAAACTGTTGATCAACACCAGGTCTATCAGCAGTTCTAAATGTACCAGATAGGATTACAGGTTCCTTTTTACAGGTTCCATCACCACCATCTAAACTAGGAGCACTATTATACAGATTACCTCCAGTAGCGACACAATATGTGTTCGTTGAGTTTGTATCTGGTTTGATATACTTCAAAATAGTTGTTTGAAGCGATGTATCTGTAACACACTTATTAGAAAGTGTAATTGCTTTCTCAAGTTGTTGTGCTCTAAACGTTGAGTTAAAATTATTAATTTGTGTTTGTAATCCCCAATCACCAATTGCTTTATTGATATCAGTTTCAATTTCAGATGGATTTGATCCACAACCAGTATCATACAAAGCAAAGACTTTTACATTGATGTAGACATCATCAGGATCAGTTACAACGGGATCGATAGATGCCATTGCATAAGGTCTTAAGTCAGCAGCAATTTGTTTCTTGGTTGCATCATTAAGATTTGAACCTGTTTTTGTTTTAATAACAACAAAGACTTTTCCGTAAATAGGAGGATTTAATGCATCTCCACCATATGCAACTACAGAATCTGCATTATTGTAGATATTTTTAGTAATGATTGCATAATCTTGAGCAGTTACTGCTCTATACTGTGCAGAGTAGTATCTGGGAGCCATATACTTGATTGACTCAACACTTTCTGCTTTATCTCCTTGCTGAGATTTTTGCTTAGTAACTAAGTTAACAGTCGAAGCAGGATAAACCTTATCATTATTATCAATAATTCTTCCAATAAAACTAAAAGTACTAACTTGATTACCATCCTTTCCTGATGTAACCAAATACTCAAGATCGACAACTTCTCCGTCTTTTACTGCTCTACCAACACTATCATCACCAAATCTTATCTCATACCTCATATCCTCGGTCTCAGACAAGAAGTACGAACGAGTTGTGGGTGTTACAGTAGCAACAGTCTCTGCACGACTGTAGAGGTCAAATTGAGTGGATGATTCGTTTGGTCTTACTTTTACAACTAACGTTGAAATATCAGCATCTTCTGAGGCAACTTTATAGGTTTGTTTTCCAAATGTATTAACAAGGTATGAGAAAGTAACCAAAGAACCCTCATAGACGGTAACTTTGTCAAATATAACCTCACCTGTAGTTTGATTTACATTAGCAGTAATATCATCCAAAATATTCCAAAGATATGCACCACCTGATGCAACAGCACCCTTTTTCAAAGTAACTGATGTTGGAAATTCAGCATTTACTTGAGTAGTAGTTAAATTTAGTTTTATACAAGATTTAGATGCACTAATGGATCTAGGAACATAATTTAGCAACTTAGCAATATTAACAACATTATCCCGTATTGTAGCAGAAGGCAAAAATGCCTCATTCAATGCCATATTTGCATTAAAAGAGGTATAATATGTGTTATATGCTAATAGATCAATTAAATACGACAATGATGATCCATCAAAATCATAATCAGTAAACTCATCACGAGTCCTCAAATATGACTTTATTGAAGATTTTACATCTTCGAAATCTAACGCTGTTAGGTTATTTGGTTGCATTACTCTGGTCTCTGTAAAACAAATTCTATCGTTTCAACAATAGGTAAACCAACTATCTTATATTCAAGTGATACATTTAATTTATTACCCTCAAAGATCGGAGTAACCTCTACATTTGTAAGTTTTACTCTTGGTTCAAATTGATTGATCGTCGTCGTAATTTCTTCCGCAATAGCATCTGCAGTAAATGCATCTAGCGGTTCAAATAAAAGTCTGTTTACGGACGAACCGACTAACGGTTGAAACGGTTTTTCTCCAGGAGCAGTTAAAATTATGTTTTTGACTGCTTGTTTAATGGAGTTATCATTATTTACTATAGAAAGATCATCTGTAAACGGATTCTTAGCAAAATTGATCGAAAAGTCTTTAAAACTTCTCGATCTTTTTAAATTAGAACCACCTATGTTTTTTAAGGCCATCTCTCCCTATCAGGACTTTATATAATTATATTTATCGCCCTTGTCCCCGATAACGCTTTTTAGCACCATTTCTACTACTAGCAGAATACTTTGAGTGCTTTCCTTTTCCTTGTCGAGTCTTCTTGGGAGTTGACTCAATCATATTGGTCCCAGTCAATGACTGTTTATAAATCGCCATAATTTAACCTCTTGTACATCCGATAAAAACGTTTTTACTTGATCCAGTTACTACTGAATTGCATGGGAATGCCACGCTATTGTCCCCAAAGGGATCTCCAAACACACCTGCTCTTCTTGCATTAATGAAAACTGTTTTAATAGTTGCCATATGCTTACGAGCATGACCTTTAGCACTCTCACGACCGCCTTCAGTACCAATTGTACACCAATAAGCAGGATTGGTGACACAACCTGGTGGACATCCTTTTGGGATTCCAGTATAACATGCCTGATGAGTAACAGGTGTTGGATGTGTAATTAATAGATCTTGATCAATAATAGGGAGAATTCTATTAATCAAGACATTTCTAGTTATAGCAGTTAGAGGAGTCTGTGGAGTTGGTGGCCATATTGTAACGGCATCCATCTGTTTTACAGCTCTAGGAACGATCTTTGGATCCTTTGGTGGTTTCATACAACCAGGAAGAACTCCTCCTCCTAGTCCTGCATGGTGAGTTGATCCACAACCTGTTCCATGTCCACTACAAGTTCCCATAAAAAGGGCGGCTGCCCCTAAACTTACTGGTCTTGCTGCTAATGGCATTCTATTGTCCTCCTTTATTCATCATATGGGTTGCCATATGCTTGTGCTGCTCGTACTACCGTTCTAGCATCTCTACTAAGATCATGCCAGATCGACATTTCCCCAACTGCCTCCCATGGTTGGCAACCAGGCCCTCTTACAAGATTCCCAAAAGAGAATACATGTGTTTCCTGAGTAGTTGTACCATCACCATTATCAACTACACCAGTATCTGTATTTGGTGTTGCTGTTGGTTGATTACATACGAAATGTGATTTACCAATATTAACAGGTGTGCAACCTAAAGTTATTGTCAACTTTTGAAGTTTTTGAGGATCGGGGCGGTACTGCCGCATAAGATATTTAGTGTATTTTGACGCATGTGGTAAATCTGTAAAACTTCCCGCATTGGTTTGCACCTTAGATTCGTCAAAACGACTAAATTCAGGATATACTGGTTGAGTAATATCATCAATATTCTTTATAACCGTTTCTTTTTCCGTTTTTTTAGTATCTCTAATAATTTGTTTCGTATCTTCATCGATTGGAGTATCTTTTAGAAAATCTGTATCATATTCGGGCACAATAATGGATTTTAATGGATCTGTTTGAAATTTTTGCAATTTACGTTGAAAACGTTGTACTACACGTTCCACTTTAGGATCCAATTTAATCTCCATAGGAGCATTTTTATACCTATGATCTCGTTCTGCAGGAACTTTGTTATAAGAATCGTCAATTGCCTGTAAATCCTCGGCAGATGCACTTATATCGCCCTCTGGCAAGGATTTTACGATGTCCTGAAACTCAGAAATTAAATTATCTCTTTGTGCAGCATTATCAACAGTCTCTACTTGCTCTTCATTCATGTTAGTCATGACTAACTGTGGTCTTATTTTTGCAGAATATCCCTTTCCTGGTCTAAGAATGTCTACAGAAGTTAATGATCCACCACTAAAATTACCTTTTATTTCTGCTGATTGATTATTTCCACCAGTTTCGGAGACAACTTCCATATCAGCACCACCTTTTTTTGTAACAATCTCAAATTTGATTTTATTTTTTCCGAATCTGAAAATAAATTCTGGTTCTCCGTCATCTGTAGACTTATTTGGTATAGGATTACCGTCATCATCAGGACTGGTAATTGCTAATATAGGAGCACTATCCAATTTATCTAAATTTTGCCCTCCATTAGTGACTTCTGAGATTTGAATTATAGCACCGCCGCCAACAATAGTGATTTTATCACCTACAGTGTACCCAGTACCAGGTTGATTCACTTTTACTGTAGAAATACGGTCAACTAATGTATTACTTGTGTCATCAAGTATGTTACCAACCTCAATATCGACTGTTAATCCGCTTCCAGTACCTCCAGTAGTTGCAATATCTTCAGCAGTAGCGTATCCAGTTAACGTTGCATATGGATTTAAGTCATCAAAATTTCCAGTATTGAAATCATAAGCACCACCAGAGATGTTAATATCAGAAATTCCGCCATTTTCATTAAGAGAAATGTATGCAGTTGGGTAAATGACGCTATTGAAAATGTCTGGACCCTTCTGATTAACGTCTCCCGTAACATATTGGAGCGATTTATCCAAAAATTCGTATAAACCTAGCATAATTGCACGATCAGGAATACCAAAACCTGCTTTTACCGTGATAACGTGGTTCCTATCAGAGGTATATTGCGTATCTTTAGTAAAATTAGTACCAGATCCGTCAACATACACAATATGATACGGAAATTCTCCTACTTCAGTGTGAAATGTACGGGTGATTGTATGTCCATTGATCTTATCACCCTTTCTCATGATATCATTAACATCTCCTCCAGAAAGAGTAGTAGTAGCACCAACAGCAGTAATCTTTAAATTGACTGTCATATTTACTAATGTACCACTATCCAAACGCACTTGAGCAGATAATGGGAATACTTGACCTACAGTAAACCCTGTTCCATTGTTTAATATTTCAGTACATATCCATTTGGTACCAAGCATTACTGTATTTGAAGCAGGAGGTGCAGCAGAATCGTCAAATCTAGATTCTATTCTAAACTTTACTCTAAAGTCTGCTGCATTTGCACCATCATTAATATCAAAGATTTCAAAGTCGGAGAATCCAGCATCTTGATATGCCCATGGATTTTGAGATGATTGATATTCAATACCTTCTAATGTCGTTGCATTCCATGCATCAGCATAGGTTACACCATCAAAACTAAGTTCGAAGTCTAAAACACCAGTAGGTACTGTAGTTGCAAACTGATCATAACTAAATGCAATCTTAAGTGATTCAGTATCAATAGCAAATAGTGTAGGGTGTGGACAATCTGGGTCATCAGTTAGATCTTCACATCCCTCGTACTTTAATGTGGTTTTGGCGGGGGTACAATTGAAGTTAGTGCAAGGGACACATGCAGTAGTACCAGAATACGTATTACTAGTGCTACCTGGATCATAACCAGCATCACCTGGTGAACCAGTAGGCAGTATTGTAGTTGTAACTTGTCCTTCATCATCTTCTAACCAATATGCTGCTACACCAATATGTCCTGCATCATCAGATGTATCGTAGAGATAAGAAAACCAAGTATCTGAAAATTGGAAGTCAAATGATAAATCGGATGGAGTAAAGTCTAAGTTAATTATAGTTGCATCGAATGCCTCTCTACCAAAAGTATGACCTCCACTACAAGGGTCGGTCTTGGATTCCATTCCACAAGTTGCTGATGGTATATGGGGAGTTTCGTACTCAGTTAGGTAGAATGGATACATGATAGCATCGTTATCTCTATCAGGTATGTTATAATTGTGGATCGCCCCTGGATCACGTATGAAAGAATGTGGATATTCCTTATATTCAATCGTCACACCCAATGAAGATCCTATGTTAGGAGGATTTGGTGCCGTATAGTTATAGCAATGTCCTCGTCCACAGATGTCTGTGTACTGATTAGTTTTGCATCCCATCTATCTTGTCTAACCTCTTGTAGATTTCTGTAAAATTTTCCGATAGGTTCAAATAGTCCTCATACCCCTTTGGTTTGTAGAAAGTCTTGCTTGGCGTGGGTATTTCAGCAACATATGTTTCCACGTCTTTAAGACGCTTTCCGAGCAGTTTCAGGCACTCATTTATATTCTTTAGTGACTCTGCAATCTGGTCACCAGAAATAGCAGTTAAATTTTCATTTACCTCTGCAGTTATCTTTGGTGTCTCATCAATCATCCTTCGTTTTCCTCAGTGTAAATGACGTATTGTCGTCTGATATATCATAATCTAATTCGGATCCCAGATCCCATCCCAGTTCTTCACAAATTTCATAAGGTATCGTGACAATTAAATCACCGAAATCATCTTCTTCGAGTTTGGTTGTGAATCTATGGGACATGCTTACATACGGTTAATTACTTGGGGATTGTCTGTCGGATTATTATCTTTCCACTCAACCCATAGTGTATATAGATCTTCTAATGTATGAGAAGCACTAACTGATGCAAAGTGATCAGCACAGGCATACATCCGAGGATCTAGGAAGGACTCGTGCCTTATCAAGTTCTCTATTGCCCATGTACGTGTGTCTTGTCTGTCTGTGCGAACCTTAGAGTCCATTTTTTACCTGTGGAAAATTTTTAAATACCTGTGGAAAACTTTATTGGAATAATATAACAATCGCTCTGGGGAACCTTTGTAGGTTAGGGTAGTGGCCGTTTTTAACATTAAGGGGGGCGTAATTAACTGCCTTAAGTATCATTTAGCACTGTCACAGTTGTTATAACTTAGTGCATGTAATCAGTAGTCGATTGTTGTTACATAGTGAAATCCCTGTTCATGTCTCTATTATACCTCGGATGTTGCTACATTGTCAACCCCTTCGGAGTGATTGTCTGCTATCTCCCAATACCATCCGATTGACTTCACATAGTCAAAGGGTGATGACCTCGGAGTATTGGGAAATTGTTCATTACGTTCAATGCGGATGGCATCTATAAACCTTTCAAGATCGTAGATAGATTCGAATGTCCCTCTTAGAACTTGTTTGTCATCATAGATTGTATAGAGCATAATTGGCAATTGTTAGTAGATGTTTTTCTGAACCCCTACAAGGTTCATTATAACATGACCTCGGAGTTATTGTCAAGGGTCTCGGAGATTTCTCGGAGGTTGTTAAGAGGTTGTTGACATCTGATAGGATGCGTGCTAAGACTACAACACCTGAGAACATTTCAAAGAGATAGAGAACGCAAATAGATTTATTTAACGTTTTCCACAATTTCCGCATAGTCTGTGGAAAACCTATTATATGGTCTCTCTGAGTCTAGGGAGATCTTATCCCAGTAGATAGAGTTTACACATAGATTAACCTGACGAATCGGGTTCATAGCATGTTCCGCTTCCTCAAAAGGTTTCTTCCATTCCCTTAGACATAGGGTGACATACTGATCACAGATGAAATTTACATAGGCAGGACGATTTTGATAAATGACGAACTGACCTCTAGTAAATTTCTTCATCAGTGAGAAGGCAAACATAATTATTATGTAGTTAACCCGCCGCTAGAGTGTAACCAGCATAGAATTCTTTGATAGAATTTGTAAGACGATTAGATACATACCACACCCACTGCTTTTGAAATACGCCACACCCATATGCAAACTCATCGCATAAAGCATTCAATCTAGACTTAGTTGTATTAGACTGATAACCGCCGTCAAAGATTTGTAACTCTCTCTCAGCATGAAAATACGTTGCGATGTGATTACCATGTAGGAAAACTTTAGAGAGTAGACCATCATCAGCAGTGAATACAGATGTATTAGCACCTGCCCAGTTTGACTGAGTTCTGATAGCACGATTCATTTGAGTTTCAATTTTACGCATAGTGAGAAGAGTAAAGGATTTTGTTTGAGGTCTGTCCCTCATGTACTTATTATAACCGATTGGAGGGGCGAGTCTACCCCTCGAGTGCCAGTTCTTAGACTGTCACAGCACGTTGATAAGCGAGGTAGAACTGATCATATAATGAATCATCAGATGCAAATCCAGGATAACCGATCTGATCAGCAACCCAGTCATAAGACATATCTAGATCAGCACCTGTATCAGAGATAAAAGCGGTTAACTGATTTAGAATTTCTTGAAACTCGTTGTAAGTAGTGTTTGACATAATAAAAAATTGAATAAAGGTTTGCTGTTGGTTTAGGCGTATATAAGATTAAAATCTTCGCCTGTTCTCTCGTATCCGTTCTCTGTGACCATGAACTTATCAAGAGTTGGGATATCTAGTTCAGGATCATCAAATTCGATTTTGGCACATCCTGTAACTCCCCACTCCTCTAACTCCTGAACGAA